TCCAAAGCCGTCAGCCATTATTTAATCCTCCCAATCATGTCCAGCAGGCTAGGCGACGACGCGCCCATCGACTGCGGGCCACCCATCTGCAGCAGCATATTGGCTAGGTTCATCATGCCCTGCCCCTGCTGCCGCTCCTGCAATTTCTTGAGCAACTCTGCTAAGTCTTGGTTGCCAGACCCGCCCAACGTGGCAAGGTCTGACGCTGTCAAGCCGTTAAACCCTGACACGCCAGACATACCTGGCATGGCCTTACCCTGCCCAATCGAGAAGTAGTCCATCAGATTAGCCCCATCAGGGCGCCAAGGCCGATACCCATGGGGCCAGTAACACCAAGCATAGGCGCCATCTGGGCGCCCGCCAGTGCCCCGCCAAGCGCGCCAGCGCCAAGGTTACGGGTGTACGGCGTGGTCTGGGTGCCGCCCAGGTTGGCGGGCTGCAGGCCAAGTGCGCCTGACATCAAACTCAAGCGCTGCATACCGAGGTTGCGGGCCGCGTCTAGTTCCTGCTGCGTCATCTGCTGACGCGCCTGACCCAAGCCCATGAGAGCCTGCGCTGCGGCGTAGTCCTGCGCCTGCTGCTGCTGACCCAAGCCGCCCAACTGCTGCGCCGCGCCGAGTCGGAATTGAGCGCCACTTAAGCCAGCGGCCTGGTTCGCCAATTGCTGCTGCTGCGCCGCGCCAAGCGCCTGGTTGTAGCCCTGTGCGCGCAGGTTGGCGATCATGCTACCGGCCTGCTTGCCGTACTCGCCAGAGGTCAGCGCCTCGGCAACAGCCTGACGGCTACCACCAAAGGCCCTTGCGCGTTGCGCCTGCTCGCCCATCTGCTGGACAGCACGCTGGCGAGCCTGCTCCAAGTCCTGCAGGCTGGTGTCGATGACTTCCTGCTGGTACGGGTTGTAGTATTGCTGGATGAGTTCGGCGTCTGGCCGGATGGCCTGCGGCGCGAACCCAGCCGCTGCGCGGGTCAGGTCAGCAGCCGTGCCAAGGTTCTCAAGCCCAGCGCCACCCATCGCGGCCTGCGTGGCCATTGCCTCGCCAGTTTGGTACTGTGGCGTGAACCCGGCAAACTGCTGCGGGCCGAGCTGGTTTGCAACCTGTGCTGCATAGTCTAGGTTGCCCAAGTATGCCTGCTTGACATCTGGGTCAACGCTGGTCGTGCTTACGGTCTCGCCGCCTTTGCTCATATTAGTACCCCTTTGCCTTGCCAACCAAGTAGCAGGCTGGCTCGAAAATCAAACGATAAAAACGACCCAGCGCGTCACGCTTGGCGCCACGCATCTCAGCGCGCAGGTCAGCGGTGCGACGGCGGGTGCCATGCTCTAGCACGCGGCGCACGACTCGGTTGCCCAAGCCGTCGCCAGAGTAAAACGCGTACCTGACCAGCGGCAGGAATAAAGCGTGGTATCCAACCTCGTGCGCCTTGGTCATATGCTTGGCGCTGTATTGCAGCCAAACGGCGTTGCGGTATGAGCCAAAGCCGTAGGCGTGGTTCATGGCCGTGCAGATAATTTTGCCGCCACCGCCGCCGCCGCCATCGCCACCTCCTGCAGCAGCTTGAGCACCCTCCGGGTCACCCATCGCGGCTTGTGCGGCGTCAATGCCGGACACGTCAACAGATACAGAGCCGCCCTGACCATCGCTGACTGTGGCGCCGGGGCTTATGTCAATGACAGGATTGGACACAACGGGCGGGCTATATGTGGTTGGGGTCTGTGCAACCGTTGGCGCTGAATAAGCGGCGTTTGCTGGGTCTCCACTGAAGCCGCTGGCTAATCCAAGAGCACCCACCACGCTTGGCGCGACAGAGCCACCAGAAAACGGCGTGTCTTGCGCACCCTGCAAGGCTGATACCTGTTGGTTCAAGTTGTAGTTCTGCATAGAGTCTGCCATGGCTTGAGCAGCCAGCGAACCAAACGGCACAAAATTAAGCAGACCAACTGCTGGCGAACCAAGTATGGCGCCAGACATATACGCGCCAAAATCGGTTGAGGATACGTCGGTGCCGTCACCCGCGTCAGGCGCAGACGGCATATCAAACGAACCGCCCTCGCCACCCTCATACAGACGCTGCACGGGCTGCTGCTGCGCAAACGCTGTAGACGGCGCCATGCCGTAGTAAATAGGCTCGTAGCCGCCGACGTAGTCGCGCATGAGTCCTGACCCAAGCAGCGGCACTGGTGCGCCACCGCGCCGGGGTCGCATTAGTATCTCTTGCGCGGCCAGTGCCGTTGGGTCAAGAATCGTTGCCATCTTTTAATTCCTTGCTCATGACGTACCAGTTAGGCGTGTAACCTTCATCCTGTAAAAAGGTTTTCGCCCAACCCTTACGACCAGCCAGCGAAACCCTTGTGCATCCAACCTGCCTGCCCCACTTCTCAATGTAAGGCCGCATCTGCTTGAGCTCGTCTAGGTCGCCGCCAGCAAGGAAATAATGCAAGTCCTTGAGTTGCGGGTAGACAACGACCTCTGTGATCACCGCCGAGTTTGCGTTGGGCCAAAGCTGAAACCGCTTTGTCAACACCCCAGCAGCAATGTCATCAAAAGTGTGTGTCCCTCCTGCGTATTCTAAAGCCGCCTCTATCCATTTGCGACATCGAACAAGCTCGGAAAATACATCTGTCATATTGCGGTTGCGGATAAGTTGCCTGAGTTGTCAACTGTAACCGAGTACCGCGTCCCATTGGGGCTTGTCAGGATCAAACGAGCAGACGACACCTCGATGTCCTGCCCGCGCTTCATGTTCTGCACGTCCGCCCGCTCCAGCAGATTGCGCATCTGCGCCTGGTCGCGCAGGTCGTAATCACGCGCTGCTGTGGGCAGCTTCACCGGCGCCCCCCTGCCACGGCGTCAACCCGCATGGTGCCAACCCGCCAATCGTCGTTAGTCGCCATCTCAACCCGCATCGCCACTTGACGGCCAGAGAATCTGACCGAAGTGGGGTTGGCCATGCTGTAGGCCCCGTGCGTCGTCTCATCCCCGTTGGGGTAGTAGCGCGTCTTGAATTTGACCTGCACGTCACCCTGGGTCAGCTCGTCTGGGATCAGCTCCCGCACGTTCATGATCTGATCGCCGGTGCCGATCTGGAACGCTCCGCTCTCGGCAAACACCGTCGCAGAGTCGTAGTCGAACCCGACCTCGTGCTCGTACACGTAGCCGTCTGTTGAAATCATCAGCGGCTGACGGTACACGCCACGGTCGGTGCCCGCGGTGCGAGCCAACGAACCAATGTTCCAGTGATTCTCGCGGTAGTTGAACGTGACGTAGCTGTCAACCTCGTTGCTGGCGCTGCTGGGGTAGAACCACCATACCTCGCCAAACGCACTGTTATGCACGGCGTATATCTTGCTTTGCTGCGTCGTGTTTAGGTTGCGGTATACGTAGTCACCAACGTCGCTTGGTAAGGGCTTGACGTAGCCGTCGTACATCCAAAATCCGCTGCGGCTCATCCAGATGGCCAACGCGTCGGCGACCACGGCCACCGACTGGGCAGAGATAAGCCCGCAGCCGCTGCCAATCTTCTCAAAGCCGTACACAAACGGCTGGCCGACGTAGGTCGCCGTGTGGCAGTCCACGTCAGTCCACAGCAGGTGCAGACCGCGCACGCGCTTGCCAGCCAACAGGTTGCCGGGTGTTTGCAGCTCAAAATCACCAGCCTCGTTGGTGGTGGCAGGAGTCCAAGTCGTGTTGTCCTCCTTGTCGCACCACTGCACCTTGCGCGGGTTGCCACCGGCCCCAAGCGCAAAAATAAATCGCTCGCTGGTGGACAGCAACGCATTGCAGCTTGTCGGCGCGTTGGTAATCGCAGCAGCAACAGTCGGCGTAGAGAAATCTAGCTGCCACTCGTACAGCTTGCCGTCGCTGGTGCTGCAGCCGATTAGGTACTCACCCCAGGTGTCCAGGCTCCACGTCGTGGCCGGTATTGCACTGGTGGTGTCTGGCCTGGCCACGCCGTAAGCAAATGAGCCATATGACCTGTAGCCATAGCCGGTCTTGACCACGGCGTCAGCAGCCCCAGACGTAAACCCGGTCGGCGTGATGTCCTGCACACTACCAGCCTCGTTCATTACGTACAGTCCGCTGTGCGTGCCAACGCCAATCCAGCGGTCGCCGGTATTGTCTCGCCAAGTCAAAAGGCCGCGAGCCGAACCAGTTACCGCGTTGTCTGAGCGCTTGCGCCAACCTCCAATGGGGCGCAGCGTGTTCTCGTACCAACGCACCAGGTTGGCGTCAAACCACCGGCCAGCCGACTGGTAGTTGGTGCCGTTGCGGTAGACGCCTGGGGGTACTTGCAGAGGTATCAGAGCCATTACCACTTCACCTTATCTGCCCAGTACGCAGCCGACATCTTGCCCTTGGCGATGTTTTTGGCGTGCCTGGCCTTAAATGATTTGTTCCGCGCAGAGCCTTCCGGGGAACCCTTCACACCCTGCTGCCCGAATCTAATGAGCTTGACCTGCTCCCCCGATTTGGCCAGCACCGCGTGGCTTTTCTTGGGGTGCGAAGGCGTCCGCTTGGGCTTGTTGTAGCCGCCGAATGATTCGCTGCCGCGCTTGATCATTTCTTTGCAGCCCGGATGTTGTCAACCATGTTGGGGTAGGGGCGTCCAGCTTTCTTGGCCATAGCCTTGGCGCTGCGCTTTTGCCCAGCGCTCAACTTCTCGGGCTTGCCCACCGACTTGGGGCGACTCTTTTCCCAGACAGGTTTTTTCTTAGCCTTCATGCCGCCATCTCCAGTGCCTTTGCGGTGGTCTCCTCGTTGCGCCGAGTCCAGCCGCGCCCAAACGTATCAAAGGTGCTCAGTCCCTCGTAGAAGTCCTGCCGCATCTTGCCCATTGCCTCAATTATCTCAGCAGGTTGGTACATTTTGACAGCCTGGATCGTCATCGGGCCAATCGCCCCATCAGAATCCACTCCGACAAAACGCTGCAGCGCCTTGGCTGCTCGGCTCACGCCGCTGTTGACTGCCCAGTCAAATACCGCCCAGTCAACGCCGGACGGCAGGTCGTCGCACTTGGCTCTGTCCCAGTACCGCGCCTTGTACAGCGGCGCAACGTC